AGTAACTCTTTGTTCTCCTCCACTAACTGTCTAGCGTAAGACTCTAGCTCTTTACGCTCCCGCTCTGCGGTTTCTTTAGCCCTACGTTCGTCGTGGTAGCCCTTACTAAAATGCTGGATACGCTTACGAACTTTCTCAGAGTAGTTTTCTAACTCCTCATCCGTAACATCTTCTGGTGCTGCAGATGCTTTGCGTTTACGGTCTTTCTTGGGAGTATCATCGACTACTTCGATTTCAACTTCTTTTTCTTCCTTAGCTTCGACTTCTACTTCTACTTCTTTTTCTTTGTAGTCATCAGCTTCTTTTTTACCCGAGACATCAATTTCTACTGCCCCAGAATCCTCGATTTCGAGGTCTTTCTTTTCTTCCTGCTCATCAGGAAACTCAAACTCTACTTTTTGAAAACCCATGTTATTCTCCTTATTACGCTCGTGCTACTGCACGGGGATCGGCTACAACGGCTTCAATTGAATCATCATTCATCAAGCGAAACTCGGTGTTACCCACTTTAAAACGCGTGCCAGTATTAGCACGGAACATCACATAATCACCTTCTTTACACCACGGCCCATCAGTAAAACGCTCTTTATCAGAGTATGCTTCTGTGCCCATATCTACTACTAAACCGATAGTAGATAGTACGTGGTCTAGGTGTTGCTCTTTACTAGACTTAATAATGCGGCTTTCCCCAAAAGTTTCTTCTACTTCAGGTAAAGCGACCAGCACCCTATATCCAACAGGCGTTGGTAACGCATCTTCTAGCTCTTTCTCATTTTCAGGATCTTTCTGTACGATCTTTAAATCAGTCATCATCTTCTTCCAAGTAATTGCGCGAGAGGTCATTTGTGTACGATATGCAGGTTTCGAGACCTCGGATCAAACCTACAGTTTCTTGGTACTGGGCATAATCCTTCGCACCCCCAGAACTAAGATACTCTTGTGCAGAAGAAACATGTTCTTCGAGTTTTTCTTTTAGCACGTCTAAGACGGTAGTCATAAGTTATTCCTTACGTTGTTTATTCATCGCATCAGTCCTAGCTTTAACCATATCTAGGTCTAGTTTTGTATTGGCGGTACGTCTATCTGCCGCCAGTTTTGCACCCGCTTTCTGGGCATCAATCTCCAACTCCTGCTGGTCGATCGCTAGCTGTTGTTGGTCAATTTGGTTATCCATCTGATCTTTCTGGGCCTTACGTTGTACTTCAGCCTGTTTGATCTGAGCTTCAAGCTGATCTTTCTGAGCTTTAAGTTGTACTTCTTGTTGCTTGAGCTGCATCTCTTGTTGCTTGAGTTGTAGGATAGGATCTTGTGCTTGCTTCTGCGCTTCTTGCTGCGCTTGCTGCTGAGCATTCTGATCTTTAACTTGCCTACTAGCGTCAGCTGCTACTCTAGACATTTCTATTTCTAACTCTGGCGCTAACTCTTCGTTAGGATATGGCAACGTTGCACCCACTTTCTCTTCTACTTGCGCTCTATACTTAAACGCAACGTGCTCCGCAATGTGAGCTTGTAGTGATGCCATCATCGCTTGCGCTTGTGGACTCTTACCTAGTGCGCCTGCAACCGTAGGATCTTGCATGAAAGACTGGTGAGTGCGTATATGCGCCTCGTGGTCTTGAGTTAAAAACGCTTTTATGGGGGTACCCGTTAGCGCATTCATATTCTCGCTGATCGGATCTGTTGGCTTAACATCGTCTTTCGTAGGTACCAACTTGTCCGCGTTTTTCACACCCAGCACCTCAATCATCTGACGGTGTAGCTGGGGTAGGTTATATATCTGCGGAGCTTGCTGTGACATCTGTAATACAGTCTGATACTGAACTACACGCTGAGCCATAGTCGTATTATTAGGATCACTTACTGGAATTACTTCTACCATCTCGTAATCAGCTTTAATAGCACCTACCTCACCACTAGTAGGCTCATAGCCATACTCATCCGGCGCATTCTCTGCCATGATGTCTTTCAGCATACGGAACTCTAACTTCATCGCATAATGCACACGAGCCTGCACAGCCGCCATAGGCTTCAATGTACGCTCTAACAAAGCTAGGGTAGTACCTACTGGCGCGTTCGCAGACATATCAGAAACATCCATATCCGCAATAGCACCCAACCTACGACCTTCTGTAGTTATCTGGTTAAGTAACGCTAGTAGAGTCTGACTAGGCTCTTTATAAGGTAGGGGCATAATATTCTCACGAATACTGCCTGATGGGACATCTACATCTTTAAACTCACCCGGTTCAATAGGAGTATCATCTCCTTTAATACGTAAACCACGGGACTTTAAACCGCCCGGAAGGTTAGATAGCGTACCAGCGTCCACCAATTGCCGTATAATCGACGTTCCTGCTTTAGCGTACCCACCTATGATGTGTATCAGCCCAAGGCCGTAGAAGCCAAATCCGGGGACATAAGAGTAATGTACAAAATGCTGACGCTTCATTTCTAGCTCATCATCTTCATCATAATTACGTCTAATAGATAATAATTCACCTGTACCACGTTCTACAGTTACAACGTATGGCTTAGCTAAATCATCTTCATCATCAATACCCTCAATAACAAGATCAGCATGTATCTCATATAAGGTATAACGATTGTCATCGTTTAGCGCATAACCACCTTCTTCGGCTTTACGTTCTTCGATGTCTGTGTGGTATGGAGTAGGGTCGTCAATGTCTTTATCAGCATAGAACCCATTAGCCTGCAACTTACGTAAGTCATTCTTAGTCTTACGCATAATATGAGTAACACGCTCCGCAGACTCTATATTAGACGCTCCATAAGGCACGATAACGTCTTCTGCTGGGATATAGATAGCGCACTGTCTGTCTAGGGTAGGGTCAAAGTAAACCTTCTTAAACGCAGATCCTGCAAGTCCTAGGCTATATAACATACGTTCATGTTCTGGACGATACTCAACCATTTTATCTGTAAGTTGGTAATTCATGTCTACACGAACACGTTCACCTGCCGCTTCTTTCTCTTTGGTCTCTTTACCTAGAATTTTTACTTTGACAGGGCCTTGCGCAGGAAATGTCTCAGACATAGCCTCTGCTTGGAAACGAATAGCTGCTTCAGCTAGTACAGTAGAATGTACGCCACAAGCGCCTTCCCACGGAGTTGTGCGCTCTTCTGACTTAAATCCAAGGATGTCGAGTCCTTTTACGTAAGTATCAGCCCACTCTTTTCGGCTTTGAGTATCTGACTCAACAAGCCCAATAAGTTCGTCCGCAAGGATAGCTTGCTCTCTATCATCTAGCATGTCAACTAGATTGGCATCAAACTCACTTTCCTCTTCTTCATCACCCGGCATAAGGGTAATCTCTACGTCACCATTATCTAACGTAACCATCTCTGGGTCTACGATTTCGATCTCTAGTGCTTCACCTGTTAGGTTTTCACCTTCAGGGGCCTCCGCCTGTAAACTCTTCTCAATAGCCATCTTTAACCTCTAATAATATCCGCTTCCGCGTCTCTTAAAATATTTAGTTTCTTCTGGCTCATCTGTAGGTAAGGTTATAAATCCACCCTGACGGAATCGCATTAGCGCCATAACCGTAGAATCCACCAAATCATCATTACTCATAAACGGGAACCCAGCAATCTCTTCAACAACTTCCTCAGCCCATCGAGTTTGGGGTACCCATACCAACTCAGAAGCTATAATATCAGATACAGAATTTAAACGTGCTAATTTATCACCTGACCCTCTATGAGGGGTATATTCCTGTATAACAAGCCCCATTCTCCGCATTTCTTGGTATAAAGCAACACCGGAACTCTTTTTCTCCACAATAAACGCATCAGGCTCCCACAGCGTATACTGTTCCATAGCTAACTCTTTTAACTCAGGAAACTCAAAACGATCCTTTATACTATTAAGTAGTATGATGTTATGAGCATTTGTCTCTTCATTGAAGAATACCCCCCAAGTAGTTAGCGCAGTATAATCAGCCCTGTTATGCTTTTCTGCCGCAGAATCCAACGACATAATCAAATACTCGCACATAGGAGGATCTTCCTTCTCCCATATCTGCCACCACTCTCTTTTTACAATAGCCGCTTCTTCTGCTGTCGGCTGCTGCTGATACTGTGCGTTCCACTGGAATAACGGCATAGACGCTTTTGTACGTTCTAACGCTTCCATATCAAAGAACTCAGGCCATAACGGCTTATCTACAAGTTCTCCACTATCTTTATCCTCTACCTCAATGACTGCAGGAAACTCTACAACATCATACTGGTCAGACTTCTCATTCTGACTCATGTCCTTAACTACACGACCAGTCAAATCATCCATGTGCCATCTAGTTTGGATAATAGCTACACTACCACCGGGCATCAATCGTGTACGAGCACCAAACGTAAACCATTCATACGCTTTCTCAAATACACTAAAGTTACCATTAATAACATCTTGCTCAGAATGGGGGTCATCTACCAATAATAGATGCGCACCACGACCAGCTAGTGCCGAACCTACACCACATGCGTAGTATTCTCCACCTACACTAGTGTTCCAACGCCCCGCAGACTTAGAATCCGTAGCTAACTTTACAGTAGGAAATATGTCCTTATAGTCCTGTAAACCGAGCAAATTACGCACTTTTCGACCAAAATCTACCGCTAAATCAGTCGTATGCGACACCATCATCACTTTTTTGTCTGGATTTCGACCTAAATACCACGCTGGGAAGAAAATAGACACTAATTGGGACTTACCATGCCTAGGAGGGATGTTTACACATGCCCGATCCTTAGCTCCTTTCTCAATATCCATCAACATATCAGCCAAAATACGGTGATGTTTGCCTACAATGAAGTCAGGCATCATTCTTTTACAAAAAGCTATCAAATCATCGTACGCAACCTTGTTTTTACGTCGCGCATCTAACTCATCTACCATCTTTTCTATCTCAGTGACCTCTTCATCACTAAAATTATCCAAGTTGTCCAACATTTTTTGGACTTCTTCAGGCGAAAAGTCACTCATCAACAGTTTCCCCATCCAAAACTACCGGTTCATCGTCAATTTCAGGGGGATTTACTAGTTTTTCTAGCTTTTTACGTAAGTTTTGCTTCAAATCATCTGTTGATTGGTGTGTAACCGTCACTTCTGACTTCTCTGCGAACAACCCTACATCAGAAATCTTACCCAATAACTCCAACGCACGTAACCTTATCTTAGCATCAGGGTTTTCTGTCTCTAATATCAACTTATTCGTGATTAAATGTCGTACAGACGTAGCAGATTCCACCACAGAACGGCCAAATTCACTCAAAATACTGTTTGTAAGTACCAAAGAGGCAGGAGTTAGCTCCGCAACACGCGCTTTAGTAGCTTTTTTGGAAGTTTCTTCAGGATCTTTAGCATAAGAGATAGATAACATACTCGCCATAGCCTCATCTTCAGCCGTAGGAGTCAAATCTAAACCCTCTTGCTCTAACTGCTTTGCCGTTACGGTAGCAGCACGCGCACGCACGGACAAATCCACCGCAGGATCGTCGTCATACACTGGTACACCATTCTCTGGCTCGAGCTTTATCGTCATATTATGTTCGCAGGTTATTAACCGTAGGTGTATATATACCAAAAAGTAATAACAAGTGCAAGGTCATTACCAAAAATCATAAAGAAAATAAATAATATGCATTAGGATATATACCGCAATGTGTATATAATGCCGCCTTCCCTAACTTACTACTTACTGGAGTACTCTCTTGCCCGAACTAATGTTTCTATCATCCGCATGTGCCGTTGTATCTATTGGACTTGTTTGCATCTTTTTTGAAGATGATCTTCCCTTTTAAAGGAACGCAGCATACTAACACCATCCAACTCGTCTTCTTGTGTAAAGTCAGGGGGTAACAAACGTAATTGATTCTTACCCTCTAACTCTGCCGTTGGCATTATAAGTAATCTCTCCATATCCAAAGCTATAAACATATAAAAATCTGCAGTGTGTTCCGCTCTTAGGTTATAACTATACCCAGATATGCCCCTACGCTTATTGTTTTTGTTGAAATGACAGAGATTTGCAGACTTGACCTGCAATGTGAATAACGAATTGTCTAACGATTGGCACCACAAGTCTATGCCGGAACGGTCTACATGGTGGCACTCAATACCATACTTCTCTAACTTATATATAGCGAAGAACTCACCTACCCTACCTATGTGACTCGCATTACCCTCTACTAAAGCCTGACCCATACGTAACCTATTCAAGTTTGGATGAAACGCAAAAGTACCACACAAAATTTTTTTTGACTAGCCTTTTTTAAACAAGGTGGGGGGGTTTCAGAAAAATACGATTTATTTGAGTAAATTGGTATATATATGTTGTTAGGATTCCTAAATAGTAAAAGCGGGGGGTGGGGGTGCGACACAATAGCGGTTCTACACTGTAGAACAAAATCACACATAATCCTACGCTATCCATTGATCATATACGTTAACGTGTTAATATGTGAACCATCAAGAGGCAATTTCGCCCTTGGTTAATTTAATAGGAAATAAAATCATGAAAAATATTATCAAAGCAAACGAAGTAGAAAGCCTATCAACCTATGCACGCACTGACAGCAAAGCTCAACGCACGCTAAGCAACATCATAGCTGAGCTTTATACAGTGGGTTTCCGATCTACCGACTACCGCTCTCCGAAGTCTAAGCAATACAATGCAACATGCACAATGGGTGAGTACGAGGCAAGAAAGGATGCTATAGCTAGTGGGTTGGGTAAGGTGGCTTACATGCTATACAGTACCCCAAAGGATGAAGCTAAGGGATGGGATGCCACCAAGAAAGCTCAGCGCAAGGCGGTTCAGCAGGATGTTGGAACATACATTGATCGAATAGCTAATAAGCTAGATAAGATAGCTAACCCCGACGCTGATAAGAAAGCGCCAACCCCACCAGTTAGCGATGAAGTCAAGATGCGCGAAGCCATCAATAAATGCCTTAAGATAGCGGAAAAAGCAGAGCTACCTATATATGATGTTGTTGCTTTCACCAAGGCACTCAATGATGCTCAACGTATCCTATCAGTTAGACTTACCAAGTAACCTAATCGCGCCACGGACGGCGCCCCTAATCGGAGTTAATATCATGAATTACTACAATGTATTTGCATTCGATACCCCAGTAAGCCTATTTGGTGCATTTAAACTACGACGTTACCAAGCACGCATGCTAATAGATTTCTTAATTGAAGATGGGTTTCATACCGATAACATAACAATTAAAGAGCATGCTCCAATGCAATTATCCTTTCTTTTCTAAACAACATAGCCCGCCTAGTGCGGGCTTTTTTTCGCCTCGAAAAAATGATACCAGTAAATTGTGCCGTGTTGCGTGTCTTGCGTTGATACCAGTAAATTGTGGCGCGTTGCGCTTTTGTTCTACAGTGTAGAACTTTCATAATGTTACACGTTACCACACGATACCAGTTAAACGATGCGCGTTGCGCTTTGTTACTTTTGCAATGTTACCTTTTTTTTGTAATGTTACCACAATGTTACCAAATTTTTCGCCAAAAAGTAACAAAGTATTATTGTGTGCGATGATGTGGTATTTCATTCTAATCAGTAGTTTTATATTATAGCAGACGTATAGGATTGCATAACCTTTTCTATCTATCTATCTATTTATTTATAATGTTACTTTTTACTTAAAATAGCTGAAAGGTTTTATTCGAGGGCACTCTCGCAGATTTGTTCTACACTGTAGAACTTAAAAATAAATATCACCTTACAAAATCGCAAAATTTGGTAACAAAGTAACATTCCGCGCCACCACTGAGACACAGCCGAAAACAAAAAGTAACATTGTGGTAACATTACAGCAATTCCGTAACATTCAAAAAGTAACATTATCACCAACCTACACAATCACACACGAATCCCCATAACTTGACA